TCATCCTCCGACATGGCACCGAGAAAATCATTCAGCGTACCGGGTTGAGAATCTTCATACACGGTGATGGTCCCGGCATGTGACGGCGGGAATCCTTCCACCAACAGAATGACGCTGTACTGACCGTACTCAACGTCCATGCTGTAACGACCGGCTTCATCCGGATTTTCAGAGGCCACCGTGTTCACCACCACCGTGCTGCTGGTCCGTCTGGCTTTCAGTTGAATGGTGCAGTTCTCTACCGGTTTTCCTGTGCCGTCTTTCAGTACACCTGAAATCTTTACTGCCATATTCACCCCACAAAAAAGCCCGCCTGAACCGGCGGGCTGTCATAACACTGTGTTACCTGGCTAATCAGAACTTATAACCGACACCCACGATGAAACCGTCAGTGCGCCAGTCGCCACTGCCGGAGCCTTCATAAGCAATATCAATGGCCACGGATTCGGTCGGGTTAAACTGCACGCCAGCTCCCCACGCCAGAGACGTGTTGCTGTGGCGACCGTCATCACTTCCGGTCAGCACATCATGCGTTTTCCCCTTGTTGTCGGTCACCTGCAGATAATCTCCGGAGAAAGTCGACACACGGCTGTAAGACACACCCGCCATCGCATACGCGCTGAACAATTCATTCACGCGCACAGACGGCCCCGCCATCACGCTGAACCAGCGGTTACGCACGGAATCTTCATGCCAGCGGGTATCGCTGTAACGGGTCAGCTGGCGATTCTTGTCTCCTGCATAGCTGAATGACGTCACCATTCCCAGAGTGTCCGTAAACTCATAACGGTATTTCACGTTAATCCCGTTCAGTTCATCGCTGCCAGGAACGTTCGTCGAGACATGAAGATACCCCGCGCTCAGCGTGGACTGATGTTCAGACGCCCATGCAGGCGCACCGGATACGGCCAGACAAATGGCTGCGGACAAAATGGCGGCATAAAGTTTACGCATAATTACCTCTCGCTTTTCTGCAATAAAAAAGGCGCCATTTCTGGCGCCCGTATATGGGTTATAAAATTCAGCTGATACTGATGCCTGCGGTGGCTTTCTTCATCACCACAACCAGCAAATCGCTGATACTTGCTGTGGGATACCAGTTATTCACCAGCCATGCTGATACCGAAAACTCCAGCGTCATGTGACCGTGACCGGCAGGCATATCAATAACGCCACTGTAAATCAGCGTATTATCCAGCGCGGTACGGTTATAAATTTCAGCACCGTTTTTCCGCACTATCAGACGGCATGAGGAGTAAATATCAGTATGCTCTCTCTCATGCTTAGCGCCACTGAATGCCACCGCCGGAATAACAATCTGCCGGTCAAACGGCTGATCGTCATAAACCCTGACGGTAATGGTCCCTGATGGCCACCGCTCCGGTGCCCGGGAGTCCCGCGGAAAAGCCTTACCCACTGTTTTGACTATATCGCCTTCAATCTGGTTGGCTGACAGTTTCCCCTTAATCTGACAGTTCTCATTAATTGTGACATTGTTGAGCGTCCCGGCGTTCGCATTCACACTGCCACTGATATCTGCATTTTTAGCGGTCAGCTTTCCGTCCGGTGTCAGGGAAAATGCCGGAGGATTACCGCCGCTGGTAATGGTGGGAGCCGTCAGGCGTTTCAGGAACACGTCGTTCATGAATATCTGATCGCCCTGACCAACAAACATCGGCTTTGTGTTGCCATTCGCAGGATTAATCATCGCAATCCTGTCTGCCGCCAGCAGCACCTGACTCTGCATTCCTGCTGGCGTATTCTCAATACCGGCACCGATACCCGCAATATAAAGGCGTCCGTCCTTCATCTGTTGCAGCTTCACAGCCCACATGCTGTTCAGATTATTATTTGTATCAACCTGAACCTTCTGTATCTGCTGGATCGCTGCACTCTGGTCTTCCAGTTTCTTATTGACGGTCTGCGTGATTTCATTACTGACATCCGTGATGGACGTTCTGATTTCCGCCAGGTCAGGCGCAAGCTGACCGTTATCAATCTGAGTCCACAACTCCTGAGCCAGATGGGTTTTCCCTATCTCTCCTTTGAAAAAATCCAGATAGCCGGATGCATCATCACTCGGCTGGCCAACAGCCTCCACAAATGCCGATTTGCCAACGGTGTTCACACTGCGGATATAAAAGTAATAATCATGGCCCGGTTTGATATTGATACTGGCGGCTATCCAGTACAGCCCCGTGCCAAGGTAGCGGGCTGTGGTTTCAACCTGCCTGATATCGGTAATCCGCGTTTCCGAAAACCAGAACTCAAACTGTACCGTCGGGTCATACACCGCAAGACGCGGGACCGCTGTTATCTGAAAATAGCCCGGTGTCAGCTCAATCTGTGACGGCGCTGCCGGTGCGGCAATCCGGAACGATACCGACGCCGGATCGCCCTGCTGCCCCCACGCATTTACCGCCCGGACTGTCAGCCTGTAGTTCCCCGGCGCCAGTTGCGTGAAGCGGTATGTGGTTTCCGTCGTCCGGGCCGTGCTGACCAGCCGCTCACTGCCGTCATCCGCGACCACGGTCAGGCGAAGCATAAAGCTCACGCCCTTCACCACCTTCGGCGTGTCCCATTTCGCCTGCGCCAGATACTGACCGTCAGCTGCGCTCACCTCCACCGTCAGGTGCTGCACTGCCGGAGGGATGACGCTGTTCAGGGTGCCTGACTGCGGCTCAAAGCTGGCCCCGTTATCCACGATGGCTTCCTTTTCCGGTACGTGCTGCACCGCCGTGATGGCAAAGGTGCCGTCCGTGTTTTCCCGGATGGAGACACAGCGGAACAGGCGACGACACAGTGACGGCAGGGAGAGTCCCCATACACCGTATGTCTCCACACCATCAGGCAGGGTGCTGACCTGTATCCGGTCCGGCGCGGGGTGTGCAGTGATGGCCACGCTCACCGGCTTACCGCTGCCGTTAATCAGGTTCACCGTGGCGGCACCTGTCTCCGGCAGGGTCACCTCACGGTCCAGTGTCAGGGTGCGGCTGGCGGCATCGATGGACAGGATACGTCCGCCGGTCATGGTCCCGGCATAGTCGTTATCACAGATTTCAATAATGTCACCGGGTGTGTGACGCAGCCCCTGTGACCCGAGCGTGAAATCCACCGTCTGCGTTTCCAGCAGTCCGGTCTTTATCACCCACAGCCCGGCACGGTGGGCCTGACCGCGACTGGTGCAACCGAACGCATCCATCTTCAGCAGGTTGCGCCCGTAGCGCAGTATGGCTTCCGGGTCTTCCACCAGTTCCGTGGAGGTCTGCCAGCCGTTCTGCGGGTCGG